TACGAAGGCCAGCACGGGGGCAGTCCGCGCGGACCGCCCCCGTGCTGGCCTTCGTAGGCCGTGTCACCTGACGAACTCCGTGCGGGACCGCGCGGCCTTCTCGGCTTCCTGCGCCCGGTACTCGGCCTCGCTGGGGTACGCGCCGAACGCGGTGTCCAGGAGGTTCTCGGCGTTGCGGGGGCCGTTGCCGATCTCGTCGAGGGTGCCGTCCATGCGGCGGGCCCTCCACATGGCGCGCTTGGCCTCGAGGAGCGCGGCCGCTTCGTCGTCGGAGCGGGCGGCTTCGGCGCCGGTGACGCGGAGCTTGACCTGGGGGTCCTTCTCCTCGCCGTCGGCGTGGCCCGTGTAACTCTTCGAGGTGAGTTCGACGATGGCGACGACGACCATGCCGGGGTTCTCGAAAAGGCCGCGGCGCTGTTCGGCGGTGAGGGCGCCTTCGATGCTGGCGGCGGCGCTGTCGAGCTTGACTTCGGGGATCTGGTGTTTGGGGAGCTTGGGCATGTGCTGCTCTCTTTCGTTCGGTTGGCGCGGTGGTGCGCCCGGGGCGGTGGCGTGGGTGGTCCGCCCCGGGCCGGTCGGGTGGGGTCAGAGGGCGTCGGCCATGACGCGGGCGAGGCGCATGGCGAAGCCCTCCCGCGCGGCGTTGTCCATGTCGGGGTGGAACGCGAGGTGGAGGCGGACGAGCGGCTTGCCGTCGCCGTCGAGGGTGATGGTGTGGTCCTCGGGCTGGAGCCCGTCGGCGCCGAGGTCGACGGCCCACTTCGACATGTCGGCGGCGCCGTTGATGAGGTCGTGGATGCGGCGCTGCGCGCTCTCGTACGCCTCGGTTCCGTCGCCGTCGGGGTCGAGGAGTTCGGCCCAGGTCCGTCCGCCGTCGGTGCCCTCGGTGGACATGACGGTGTCGTCGTCCATCTGCTCGCCGACGCCCATGAAGTCCGGGTCTTCGGTCAAGGCAGCGTGCTGGGCGGCGGCCACGGCGCGGAGGTCGTCCTCGGTGTACGGGGTCTCGGTGGTCATGCGGTGAGGTGTCCGTTCTGGTCGTAGGCGTCGGCCGCTTCAGCGGCTTGGATGGCGATGGCCTGCTCGGCGCAGACCTTGTGCGCGGGCTTCCGCTTGGAGTCGCGGAGATTGGTCGCGGCGCCGCAGTAGCGGCAGGGCTTGGCGTCCCACGACCAGTGGCCGGGGGAACGCCAGTCCAGAAGCGGCGCCGAGCCGGTCATGCCAGCGCCTTCTTCCGGCCGGTGCCAGCGCCCCGGCCGCGTTTGCGGAGGATGGTGCGGCGCTGGGCCTCGGTCAGTCCGCCCCATACGCCGTGTTCGATCCGGCGCTCCAGGGCCCACTCGGCGCAGAGCTCCGTGACCGGGCAGCGGTGGCAGACGGCCATGGCCTCGTTGCTCTGCACGATGGCGTCGGGGGTGTTGCCGACGGGGAAGAACAGCTCGGGGTCCACTTCGCGGCATGCGGCGTAGCGGAGCCAGGTACCGGCGGCGTGCGCGGTGGGGATCATCGCGGCGCCTCCGATCCGAATATCGCGGCGTACGTGTTCCTGGTCCGGGCCCGGCCCGGACCGTCGTCCACGTGCGCGGGCGCCACGCAGCCGGGCCGTCCGCAGTCCGGCTGGCACCGGCCTTGCGGGTCGCGGCCGTGGCCGATGAGGTAGGCGCTGTGGCGGTGCCCTCTGTGGCGGAAGGTGGGGACGCCGCTGTTGAAGCCGCCGGTCCACAGCAGGTGGCCGTCGTCGGTGGGTTCGGTGTGGGCGCGCCAGGCGTCCTCGAGGGAGGTGTGTGACGTCCGTCCGGGTGCGTCCTTGGGGATGCGTAGGGCGGCGCGGTGCCGGGCGACGGTCTTGGGGCAGGCGCCGAGTTGCTGGGCGATGGCGTTGTCCCTGTGCCCGGCGCGGAGGAGTTCGGCGATGTCGGCGCGGATCTTCATCGGGCCACCGCCCCAAGGTCGGGCCGCTGCCCGCCGAGCCGCCACACGCGGATCACGCAGCCCGGACCGTCCAACACATCCGGCGCGTCGGTGCCCGCGTACCACTTACCGAGCTGCGCGTACTCCACGACCCGTGCGTCGTCCTTCCACACGACGCCGGTCAGGGCGTCCTCGGTCGAGCGGAGGATCTTCGACAGGTCCGGCGTGACCGCGGGTCGGGTCGGAGCGGAGTCGCGGAGGAGGTGGGCGTTCCGGCCGGTGCGGTAGTGGCCCTTGTTCCGGGCGAAGGTGAAGACCATCGACGCGACGAGCGGGCCGTCGAGGAGAGTCCAGCCGTCGCCGATGGCGTCGAGGGCGGCGTACTTGACGTCTTGGCGCCAGGGCTTGACCTTCTTCGACGACTCGATCATGACGCCGCCGCCGACGTGCCGCTTGCTGCCCTGGGGCGCGGGGAGTCCGTGGACGGTGATGGTGATGTCGGGGGTGCCGAGGCGGGGGTCCGCCCCGGCCGGAGCCGGGACGGGACGCGCGGGCTGGTCGAACAGGGTCGGGGCTGTCACTGGGCACCGTCCGTGGGCGTGAGGTGGACAGCGCCGCGGTGTGACGTCCACCGCGAGCAGCGGTAGGTGCCGTCCGGCTGGAGCAGGTGGCGCGTCGCCATGTGGCCGCACGCCATGTCGTGGCAGGCAGTCCAGCGGGTGCCGTCCGCGACGGGCCGGAACGGGCCGGGCTGGGCTAGACGGGGCGCGTGCCGGGTGCCGACCGTGCGTGCCAGGCAGAGGAGCCAGATGACCGCGGAGCCGAGCAGAACACCGAGCAGGATGGTGATCACAGCTTCGCCCCCGAGGTCTTGTCGTGGCGTCGCTGCTGCCAGTGCTCGCCTTCGGCCACGGCGGGAGTGTCGAGTCCGTAGAAGGTGTCGAGGAGCTGCTGCTGGTTGCGGATGAGCCGGGCCTGGCCGTCGGCATCGGCCCGGTAGCGGGCGCAGGCGCGGAGGGCTCGGTCGAGGCGTTCGCCCATCTCGTCGAGGGCGCCGTCCTGGGCCGCCTCGCGGGCGCGCTCCAGCTGCTCGGTGAGGTGGACGTTGCGGCCGTGGAGGCGCTTGTTCGCGGCGTCGGCCTCGCAGAACTGGCGGACCACGATGCTGCGGGCATTCCGTTCCGTCTTGACGGTGGCCTCGGCGGTCTCGGCGCGTTCGCGCATGCGGTCGAGCTGGGCGCGGAGGTCGGCTTTCTCCTCGCGGAGGCGGCGGATGCGGAACCACATCAGCGGTCACCCGCCTTCGCCTGGTGCGGCACCAGCGGCCACTCCGGCGCGCAATACGCGGTCGGGTCGCTCTTGCGCAGGTACTCCTGTAGCGAGGCAGCCTGAGCCGCGGCCCACTCGACCTGAGCGGTGTGCAACTCGTCCAGCGACATGGCGGCCAGCTGCTCGAACCGCTGGCCCAGGCGCCACGCGACCCGGCAGGCGGCGATGGCGTCGGCATCAGCCGAGTGCGCCCCGTCCAGCCGCACCTTGTAGTGGTCGCACAGGGCGGTGAGCTTGCGGGAGCCGCGCCGGTACCGGTCGACCTGCTTGTCGATAACGAACGGATCGATGACCCGCAGGTCGCTGCCGACCGTGTCCGCCAGCGCGGGCATCCCATACCGGCGAGCCTCGCGATCGATGACGGTCAGGTCATAACGCGCGTTCATCGCCACGACCGGGACGCCGCTGAGGGCGACCTGGGCGAGCGCGTTGATGATGGACTCGACGACCTCGCGGAGGTCGGTCCCCTCCGCGCGGGCCCGCTCGGTGGTGATGCCGTGGATCTTCGCGGCCTCGGCCGGGATCTCCTCGCCGTCCACGTCGGACAGCCAGTTCGCCGTGGCCGCAGGCCGGTTGCCGCCGACCTGGACGACGCACGCGGTGACGATGCGCGCGGTCTCCGGGTCGGGGCCGGTGGTCTCAAGGTCGAAGCCGCACATGCGGCCGAGGTGCCAACTCACGCGCCACCCCCAGCGCGCTCCTTGCCGATGCGGACAACCATGTCGCCGACCCGCTCTTCGTCGCCCACCTCGTTGGTGACCAGCGCGCCGAGCTGGTTGGACTGCCGCAGCTCGTAATGGATCTGCCGCAGCCGCCCGGCGCTCGTCTGGGGGTGGGTGATCTCGTCGAGGTACTGCACCGCGGACCGCACCGGCGCCTCGCCGCGTTCGATGTACGACGCGTCGGGGTCCTTGTCGTGCGTGGGGGTGAGACCGCCGGTCAGCAGCAGCACCCTCAGCGCCACCGACTGCGCTTTCGCGGTGCCCTTGTCCGCCGAGTCGAGGGCCTCGCCCCGGGTCTTCAGCAGAACCGGGAGCGTGTCGCCCTTGGGGCCCATGACCATCCACGAGACGGTCGCGGTGCACTCGCGCATCTTGTTGCCCTTGGACGTGGTGGTGTCGCGGTGCTCCGCGTCCACGCCGACCGGGAAGATGTTGATGCCGTGCTTGAGCGTGACCGGGCCGAAGGTGTTGACGACGGTGTCGACGCCGCGGAAGTTGAAGCGGGTGCCGCCGCCGTTGTACTGCTCGGCCTTGGCGATGGCGCGGACCTCGCGGCGGACGCGAAGCCAGGCGATGTGGACGGGCACCATCTCGGGGTCGTCGTCGCCGGGCTCGTAGTCGGCCATCGGATCCGGCGCGGGGGTGAGCTCCTCGGCGGGCCGGTATTCCTCGGCCTGGTCGGCGGCGGGTTCGGTGCGGCCGGCCGCGGCTGCGGCCCGCTCAGCGATCGTGGTCATGCGTTGTGCTCCTCACGGACAGAGCGGGGAATGTTCAGGCGGCGGGAGACGCGGTCTTCGACGCAGTCCGCGTAGGCGTCCGGCCAGCGCTCGGCGAGCCGCTTGGTGTCGGTCCACTCGCGGTGCTGCTCGTCGAGGGACACGAAGTCCTTGCCGAGGACCGTGGCGGCTTCGGCGCCGCCGAGCCCGGCGAGGATCCGGGCCTTCGCCGCCTTCTTCCGGCGCTCGGCCTCGGCGTAGTCGTTGTGCGCGTCGAGGTAGTCGCCCACGGCGTCCTGCGTGTCGACGTCGCGGGTGATGTCCACGGCCCCGGCCCGGGTGGGGTGAAGCTGCTCGTAGAGGTCGAGCAGCACATCCGGGTCGGCGTCCGCGGCGAGGACGGGCGGGCGGCGGTCGGTGATCTGCTGCCAGGCCCGTTCCCCGGCGGCCCGCAGGTCAGCGACGAGCTGGGCGTGATCGCGGACGCGGATCACGTACTGCCGGTAGTCGTTGCCGCCGATCAGTACGGCGGCGTGCATGTGGTCGTAGCCGCAGGTGTCGGCCTGGTGCAGGGTCTGCACGAGCACGTCGTCGGCGACACCAGCGCGGAACTGGCTCGCCTTCATCTTGTCGCGGCACTTGATCTCTACGGCGCACTTCTCTTCGCCGTCGGCGAGCGGGCACTTGAGGACGCGGCGGTCGAGGGTGCACATCTGCCAGGGCCGGTCGGTGTTCTGGACGAGGCCGACGCGGCGGACGACGCTGCGGTTGCGGCGGGCCCACTCGCGGGCGACGGTCTCCTCGAACGCTCGCCCCCAGAGGGCGGGTTCGGAGTCGTCGGATTCCAGGGGGAGGCCGCCGGTCTTGTCGTGCCAGACGGAGAGGGCGTTGCCGTAGCGGCTGATGCCGAGAATCGCGGCGATGTCCGAAGAGCCGATGCCGTTGCGGCGGGCGGTGAGCCAGTCGGCGCGGTCGGCGTCGGCGGGGAGGATGAGACGGCCGGTGGGTGTGACCCGTCGGCCGGCGGCCGGGGCGGTGGCCCCGGCCTCGGTCGTCTGCGTCATCGGCGTCCTCCGAAAAACCGATCGGTGATGCGGGCGAGGGCGCCGCGCTGCTTGGGCTGGTGGTCGAGGTAGGCCCGGTCACGGGCCGTGCGGAGGTTGGGAGCGCGGCCGGAGCGGTCCGAGCGGGCCCAGTAGCCGCCGTCGCTGAAGGAATCGCGACGCTTCATCGGGCACCGCCCTTCGCATGGTTGACCCGGTACGCGCGGCCCCGCCCGGGGACCGTGAGCAGGTCCCCGCGGTCGGCCAGCACGCCGAGACGGTGGCGGGCGATGCTGCGCTGGGTGGTGCCGAGCGGTGCGGGGAGGTCCATGACGCGGCGGGTGGTCCAGATGCCGCCCTGCTCGCGCATTTCGGCGGCCAGGTCGTCGAGGAGCTCTGCGGCGATCACTCGTCGGCCTCCGCGTCGTACTCGGAGGCGACCGTCAGCGCCGTCACGACGTAGCCCGTGATGGTCTCGGTCTCGCCGTCCTCGTCCACGGTGACCAGCTCGGCGACGCCGTCCTCCTCGTCCTCGATCCAGTCGAAGACGGGGGCCGCGCTCCGCGCCCACGTCCGGCGCTCCTCTGCCACGCAGTGGGCGCGGGCCTCGGCGGGTGTGGTGTAGAGGCCCATGACGATCGACTCGTGCGACGCGCGGTAGATCGTCAGCTCGGCGGGCTGAGCGGGCTTGCCCTGTACCGCGTCACTGTCCCCAGCGATCGCGGCCCAGCCCTCGAACTGGTCCTCGTCCTGGAAATAGCCCTGCCACTTCGCCCCGGGCTCACCGGTCTTCGACCACCCGATGGCGCGCAGATGGCCGCGCTCGGGATGCCGAGTGACGTGCTCGACCCAGAAGAGGACCGTCAGTTCGGGGGCCCGGTAGCCGGTCTGGCCGTAGGCGTAGGTGCGGCCGGGCTGGAAGAAGTCGGCGGGCTGGGTGACCTTCCCGGCCTCGTCGGCCATGCGGTGGAGCAGCTGCACCGCCGCGTCGGCGCCGTCGTACCAGGCGGACTCCAGCGTGGTGGTGATGTTGGGCGAGTCTTCCCGGGTGAGGCAGTCGGCTGCCTCTGCCGCCTCGCTCAGCACCTCGGCGTCCCGGGCGGCGTCGCCCCCGACCCATCGACGGTGCATCCGGTCCCGGCACGGCACACAGACCACCGGAGCCTCACGACCGGCGCCCAGCCGGACGAACGAGACGCCCGGGCCGCCGAGCTTCGTTGGGCACGTCGCACACTGCTCCGGCACCAGCCAGCGCTTGACCGGCCGCAGCCACCACGCCCGCACCGGCACCTCGTCGTACACGAAGTCGACCGTGACGAGACGGCTGTCGTCGGCCACCTCGGAGCCGCGAGCCTCGGCGATAGCCCGGAGGATCCGAGACGCCTCGGCCTCGGTTCCGGCAGCGATCTCGCAGTGCGCGCCCCACACACCGTCGGTGGTAGCGATCTCCCAGTGAGCAGTGGGCGGGAGCCAATCGGCCCCGTCCAGGGAGGCGACGACAGCCGCTACGGTGAAGGCGCTCATCAGGCAGCACCACCCTCGGCGGCACGCTGCGCAGGCACCGACACCATCGGAGTGACATCACGCAGCCGGTCCGCCAGCCGCGCCACCTCGCCCCCATACAGCGGCAGCTCGTAGCCCAGATCAGCCGACAGCCGCTCGACGAGCAGGGACTCCGGCCGGTGCCCGTCGTACCCGGTCGCGGCCCCGCGCTCGTCGGCGATCTCCAGCAGAGTGGCCAACAGGTCGGGGTCGTCGGCGATCGAGGTGATCACGCGGGTCAGGTAGTGCTCGACGTCCAGCACGGCCCCGCCGGGGATACGGCGGACGTAGATGGGGGTCGGGCCGGTGACGGCCGGGCGGCGGAAGAGGCGCGCGAGCGCGCGGCGAAGACGATCAGCCACGATCGGCACCGCCCTTCGAGGGCTTCACGCCCGCGGCCTGGTACCACTCGTGGAACTCGCCGGAGCCCATGCCGGGCTCGGAACCGTCGACGGCGGCCTGCATGGCGGTCGCGGCGGCGAGGGCCAGTGTGGCGTGCACCTGCGCCTCGGCGATCGTCCGGTCGGCCTCGAGGTTGTGGCCCTCGAAGGTGGTGTTGCTGTCCTCCGCGGCGACGGCGAGCAGACGTTCCGCCTCGCGGTAATGCTCGGGTCCGGTCATCGGGAGGTACCTCCGGGGAGCTGGGCGCAGTCGGCGCGGAGGGCCGAGGTGCGGGCGCGGGACTCCGCGCACGGATCGACAGGAGCGGCAGGGGCCGGGCGCCGCCAGGCGTTGACGCCCGCGCAGATCGCCAGCCAGCCCACGTAAAGATCGGCGAACACGAACAGCCAGGTCACGAGCGCTCGCCCCCGTCCACCGGCTGCCGCAGCTTCGCGGCGGCCTGATCGGCGAAGGACGTCACCGAAGCGGGCAGCTCCACCGGCACGTCGTCATCCACGACCAGCCGCCACCGCTCGGCCGCCCGGTCCCACTCGATGTGCTCGTCACCCAGCGGGTTGGAGATGTGTCCGTCCGGCTCGACGTGGAACGGGATCCCGGCGTCCACCAGAGCGTTGAGCCCATCCGTCGCCCGCTGCCACGGGGAAACCTTGGCGGCCTCCAGCTCGGCGGCCCGCGCCCGCAGCGCATCCCGCTCCCGCGTCAGCGTCCGGACCTCGTTCACCGCCCGGAACCGCGCGTCCTGCTCCTCCTGCAACGCCCCGATCAGCCGCTCGTTGGTCTTGAAGACCCCGTTCCGCTGATCGCGGAAGGCGTCACGGTCCTTCCGCAGCTGCTCCAACTCGGCCGCCATCTCCGGCGGCTGCAACAGCTGCGCCGAGCCGAGGGCGAACACGATCTGATCGATCAGGCTGTAGCCGGGGTTCTTGCTCTCCAGCGGCACCGCGTGCGCCACACGCAGCGCGGCACGCTCAGCGGGAGTCGGAGACGTCGTCACGCCGACACCGCCTCAGCGGGCCGGATCTCCAGACCCTTCCGCGCCGCCCACTCACGGGCGTTCCGCTCGTTCGACCGCTCGCAGTGCTCGATGAAGTCGACGTAGCCGTATGCGTGGTACACAACCGGCCCGAACACCAAGTCCGCGCTGGCGTTGCCCTCTGCGTTGTATTCGACCGTCAGGTTGTGCTCGGCAGCGAACGCCTCAACAGCCGGGTTTGTGTGCAGCGGCAGGAGAAGCCTCTGGCCGTCCGCCTCGGGCACGGACGGCGTGGCCTCCAGAAAGTCCGCCAGGGCGCGCAGTCCGGCCACGAAGGCGGCGCGGTTCTCGTCGGGCTGGGGATGCGAAGATGTGCTCACGGTGGAGCCTCGCTTTCTTGATCTTGGTTGGTGAGGTGAAGCCAGTGGGGTCGCTCAGGCCGGGAAGTCGGAGCGGCCCCGCTTCATGTGGTTCAGGTGCGAGCAGCACGTCGCGACGGCAGCGGCTTCAGCTCGGCCAGCGGGTGCGCACCCACGGAGCGCAGCCGGGGCGTCTGCTCGGGCTCGTGGTGGAATTGGGCGTCGATCGCCTCAAGGTCGGCGTCGGAGAACGTCACGACGCGGCCCTTCTTCGAGTGCGGCAGCTTCTTGATGTGCCGCCGGAGCCAGGACTCCTCGACGCGCAGCTCAGCCGCCGCCTCCGAGTAGGTCAGCCGCCGCGTCATGCCGTCGCCCGGACCGGAGTCGGCGTGACATCGCGGGACGACACCGGCACCGAGCGGCCCGTCGGGGTGAAGAGGATCAAGACGTCCACTCCGATCACCCGGCAGATGGCGTGTGCGGTGCTGGAGAGAACGCACTCCTGCACGCCGCTCAGCAGGTTGCCCACGGTCGTGCTCGAACACCCCGCACGCCTGGCGAGGCCACGGATCGTGATGCTCTGGCCGGTTCCCGTTCGCTCCATGAGCCGCCGCAATAGATCGCGACTTACGAGCTGGTAGCTGGGTTCGCTGGGACTCACGCCCACCTCCTTACTCATTACGCCCACCGTGGTGGGCAAATTGAGCATGGCACGACGGTGGACGTTCTGTCCACCATGGTGGGCAGGGAGTTTGAATCTGGTCAAAACCTGGAGGCAGCCTGGCGCTGCACGCCCACCAGCGTGGACACTTTGTCCATCGGGTGGAGCGGCGCGGCCCCCCGACCAGGGGCGACGCCCCTAACGCACCTCGCGCCACATGGACACCTACATGCCCACAGCCCCACATGGAGTGGCAGGATGGCCATCATGGTCGAACAGGAAGCGACGCACGACGCGCGGACGGACCTGTCCGATCTCGTTCGGGATCGGCGCGCCGAGCTGCGGCTGAGTCTGCGGGCGCTGGCGCAGCGCACCGCCGACCCAGAAACCGGTGTGCCGGTGATCAAGCCGAGCACGCTGGAGAACCTTGAGAAGAACTCGCCGCGGATGACCTGGGTGCCGCGCGTACCGGAATTGAAGGCCCTTGCCCGCGCCCTTGAGTGCCCGCTGGCGCGCGTGAGGGACGCGGCCGGCGCCCAGTTCTTCGGCATCGACTCCCTGCGCGATCAGTCCGGCGAGGTCAAGGCGATGGTGGCGCACGCTGAGAGCCTGTCGCCGGAGGATCAGGCCAAGGTTGCGGCCATCGTTGAGGCGTACGCACGACAGAGCCGCTCGTCTGACGGTGCGTAAGTACGAATAACGGCGCGCAGCCTAGTGTGACCATGGCCGAAAAGGCATGATTGGCCTCTGCCTGGGGGGCGTGATGAGTCGGTAGATTGCGCCTCGGTGTTCGAACGTATGGGCGAATGCCGAGACGTACGGTGCCAAGGGGGCTTGATGCCAGAGGCAGAGGAACCAGACGCGCGCCACGAGTACCCGGACTCGCACATTGAGTTCGTGCCCGACCGGAAACTTCCGAGGGACAGGAACGTCGTACGGGTAGAGCTACAGGGCTCCATCGTGTGGCTCATCCGCGAAGGCCAGATGACGGAACCGCTCCGCCAAGAGATCAACGACATCCTGGGCCACGTCACCCGCCACGGACTACAGATCCAGAGGTGGGACGGCGACGAGCCGCCCCACCCCAACTAACGCACGCTCCGCAGGTGCGAGGCAGGCGAGACGGTCGACATCGCAGCCTCGACAGCGGCAGTGATGTCGCCGTCGAGGCTGCGCACCAGATGCCCGTACCGGTCCACCGTCGTACTGATCGACTCATGCCCCAACCGAACCTGAATCGCGGGCAGCGGGATATTCGCCGCGATCAGCCACGCCGCGTGCGAGTGTCGTAGATCGTGAAGTCGCGGCCGCTTCGGCAGCCCCTTCTTCACCGCCTCGGCGACGGCCGGCATCCACTTCCTGTTGTAGTAGTTCGAGTGTCGCCAGTGCTTGCCCGTCGGTGTGCGGAAAAGGAACGCCTCGGGCGCCTGGCTGGCCACCAGGCGGCGCGCCAGATCGGCCTGCGCGGGTGCGAGAGCGACGAGCCGCCGAGCCTTCTTGGTCTTGGGCGGGCCGAGGTAGTAAGCGCCGCCCTCGGCGCCCCTCTTGGCCTTCTTCCACGCGCGTTGGACGCTGGCGGTTGGCGTGGCTGCCCGGAGGTTGATGTCCTTCACCTGGAGTGCGGTTGCCTCACCCCAGCGCATGCCCGTGCTTACGAGCCAGTCGGCGAGGTCTCGGGCGCCCGGGTCGGTGATCTCGGCGGCGATGCGCTGGTACTCGTCGTGTTCGAGGAACGTCATTTCCTCGTCGACATGGTTGTCGAGGCGCGGTAGACGGGTGCCCTTGCACGGGTTGTCGGTGCGCAGTTGTGGCTTGGCTTCCATGGCGGCCTGGAAGACGCAGAAGAGCAGGCCGTGCCGATTGGCGATGCTCTTGGGGTCCGCCTTCCGCCGGATCCAGCGCCCCTCTGCGTCGGGGTCCGGCTGGCCTTGCTCCTCGAGGCGTACCCAGTCGGTAATGTCGTCGGACTCCACGTTGCAGATGGTCGCCGGAACGGCCTGTCCGGTTGACTCTGTGTGCTGGAGCAGGGAGAGGTGGATGCGGATCTCGCGGTGGTAGTCCTCGCGGGTGCGGTCGTCGATGCCGGTGAGCCGGTCCACGTAGCGCTCGGCGTAGCGCACGAACGGCATGTCGCCGGGCACCTTGGGCTGTTCCACGAATCCCTCGCCGCGGACCCAGCCGTGGGGCCACTTGCCGCCGTGGGCCTCGACGAGGCCCTTGAACGTCTCGGCGCTGTCCTCGTCGCCGAACTTCTCGGTCTGCCATTCGCCGTCTTGGCGCCACTTCACCTGGAAGGTGCTGGTGCCGTCCTTCTTGGGGCGTTCCGTGATGCTCGCCATGAACGGACGATAGGACTGACTGAGGGGGTTTGTGTTCCCGTCGTGTTCCCAAAGTTTCGGACATGTCAAAGGCCCGACCTGCTTCCGCAGGTCAGGCCCTTGATCATTCAGGGTGAGTAACGGGACTCGAACCCGCGACATCCTGGACCACAACCAGGTGCTCTACCAGCTGAGCTATACCCACCATGACCGGCGCTTTCCGCACCGGCCGAGAAAAAGTGTACAGGGTCCGAAGGGGTGCTCGCTCCCGGCTTTCGGGGTGTCGGGAGCGAGCACCGGGTCGGTCCGGCCCGGGTCAGGTCTGCCGGGCGGGCAGGACGTGCTTGGCCGCGATGGTCTTCGCCGTGTCCGAGTCCGGTCCGGGCGCGGGGACGAAGACCGCTTCACGGTAGTAGCGCAGCTCGGCGATGGACTCGTGGATGTCCGCGAGCGCGCGGTGGTTGCCGTTCTTCTTGGGGCTGTTGAAGTAGGCCCGCGGATACCAGCGGCGGGCCAGCTCCTTGATCGAGGAGACGTCGACGATCCGGTAGTGGAGGTAGCTCTCGAGCGTCGGCATGTCCCGGAGGAGGAAACCCCGGTCGGTGCCGACCGAGTTTCCGCACAGCGGGGCCTTGCCGGCCTCGGGGACGTGCTCGCGGATGTAGGCCAGGACCTGGTCCTGGGCATCCTCGAGCGTGGTCCCGCCCTCGAGCTCGGCGAGCAGGCCGGAGGTGGTGTGCATCTCGCGCACCACCTCGGGCATGGTGACCAGCGCTTCCGCGGGGGGGCGGACAACGATGTCCACTCCCTCGCCCTGGATGTTCAGCTCGGAGTCCGTGACCAGCGCGGCCACCTCGATAAGCGCGTCGTTCGCCAGCGAGAGCCCGGTCATCTCGCAGTCGATCCACACCATGCGATCGTTCATACGTCTCACCCTACGGGGCGTTCCCGCTGGCCGGGCAGGGACGGACGGCCTGGAGCGCGGCCCGCGGCCTGTTCGGGCAGGCGTGGGGCGTAGGCGTCCGACTCCGGTTTGCCAGGGTCCGGATGCGGAGCGTGATGGTGGTGCGGAGGATGCCCCGAGTGACCGGTGGGACCGCCGGGCGCGCCCTGTCGCCGCAGCGGCAGGGAGTGGTCACCCGAGCGGGGCTCGATCACCTCGGCGCGGTCGGGCCGGTCGGCCCGCTCCAGCCGCTCCAGGCGGTCGGGGCGGTCCGTACGCTCCGCCGGCCCGCCCTGGGGCCTGCGGGCGCGGTACGCGGCCCGGTAGGCAGCCGGGGAGGACCCCAACTGCCGCCGGAAATGCCCGCGCAGCGCGACCGGCGAACGGAAGCCGCAGCGGCCGGCGACCTCGTCGACCGAGTAGTCGGAGGTCTCCAGAAGCCGCTGCGCCTGCAGTACCCGCTGGGTGATCAGCCACTGCAGTGGAGCGCTCCCAGTGAGCGAGCGGAACCTGCGGTCGAAGGTTCTGCGGCTCATATAGGCGCGCGCCGCCAGGGCCTCGACGTCGAACTGCTCATGCAGATGCTCGAGCGCCCACGCCACCACCTCGGCGAGCGGATCCGCCCCGATCTCCTCTGGTAACGACCTGTCCAGATAGCGCTCCTGCCCTCCGCTGCGGCGTGGCGGGACGACCAGGCGCCGGGCGAGGGCGCCGGCGGCGTCCGCGCCGTGGTCGGTGCGCACGATGTGCAGGCACAGGTCGATCCCGGCGGCGGTGCCCGCCGAGGTCAGTACGTCGCCGTCGTCGACGAAGAGCTCGCGGGGGTCCACATGGACCGACGGATAGCGTTTGGCGAGCGTCGGTGCGTACATCCAGTGGGTGGTCGCCGGACGGCCGTCCAGCAGCCCGGCGGCGGCCAGTACGAAGGCCCCGGTGCACAGGCCCACGATCCGCGCGCCCTCCTCGTGCGCGCGGCGCAGCGCGTCGAGCGCGGCGGCCGGTGGCGGCTGGGTTATCGACCGCCAGGCCGGTACGACGACGGTGCCGGCCCGGGAGAGTGCCTCCAGGCCGTATGGTGCGGTCAGTTCCAGTCCGCCAGTCGTTCGCAGTGGCACATCTTCGCCCGCGCACACCAGCAATCGGTACCGAGGGACTCCGGCGTCCTGCCGGTCGATACCGAAGACGGAGAGCGGGATGGAGCTTTCGAAGATGGGGCCGCCGCTGAACAGCAGCACCGCGACGATTTCTCGTCGCCGGCGTCCGGAGAGCTTGCGCGAGGTCTCCGGTACGGTCGTGGAGTCCTGGCTCATGGCACTAAGCCCCCCTCGGTGGTCGCGTCCTCTCGGTCCTGCACGTTTCCCCTCGGTCCTGAACGGTTCCCCCGCCGGTCATGGCCAAGATCGAATCTACTGTGTCGCGTGTGGTCGCCGTGACCAGTTCACCACCCGCCACTATGTCGACATGGGAACTTGGCGCGAAGCATTCGATCACGAAGCGTTGCACTCGTAGCCCTCGCTGTGAAGTACGCCTTGTGCGGACACCCACTTCCCGTAGGGGGTACATGCCCCGCGGACCCCTTTCCATGCTGGCCGGACGGGTGTTGAGCACGGCGTTTGCCAAGGGAAGAAGTGTGACCCGAAGTTGGCTTAAAACAAGCGGGCGCATGTGTACGGATGCGTCATACGACCGGCGTACGGCCGGCTCGTACACCCTCGGGGCTCGAGCGACGCTCCAGCGGCGCTCCATCAGCGCTGAGTGTACGGAGCGCTACGGACCGCGTTCCCGGTGCCAGGGGCCTTCGCGCGTCCTCAGGCGCGGCGGCCGCCCCGGTGCGCGCCGATCCCCGTACGGCCGTGGCGGCCCCGGTGTGGGCTGGCGCCGTCCGCGTCCAGCCGGGCCGCGGTGCGTTCGGAATGGCGCAGCAGGCCGCGGCTGGCGGCGGTCACGGCGGTGAGGCCCGCACCGGCCGCCAGGGCGCCGCCGAGGGGTAATCCGCACATGAGCAGGACGACGGGGACCACGGCGCAGCTGAAGGCCGCCCAGCGGATCACCTCGTTCACCGCGTCGCTAGCGGTGGGCTGGACCGGGGCTCGAGCGGGGCTTGGAATATGGGGCCGTCCGGGTGTCCCGGCCGGGTCGCCGGGGATGCCGCCGGGGGCGTCGTACTCGCGGGCGACGGACACGGGCAAGGCTCCTCTCGAGCGGCCGGCGAGATGTCGGCAGGGCGCTCCGCGCGGGGGTGGGGAG